AAGAAGAAATGTATTTCGGTAGAGCTGGCCTAGAACTAACTGGGGAAGACAGACATAAGCAACCATACTTTGCTAAAGTAGTAAAGAGTAAACTGACAGATAGTATCACTTACTATGTACAGACTTATCAGGGGTCACTATTCGATCCGCAAGGCCCATACGGAAGACGACAAAAGTTCGTAGATACAACTACTAGAAGGGTATCTAAAAACACTTTTGATTTCTATATGACCTACTTAAAAACTAACAATTCAGTTTACTTAACCAAGGCACAGAGAGGATTTTTAAATGACTAAAAAAGGACCACTCAGTAAGGCTGAGAAATTTTACATCGAAAATCATACTGATCTATCAATTGCTTCTCTTTGTAAGGATTTGGATCGTGCTAAAAGCACAGTAAATAAGTTCTTAAAAACATTACCCGCTGTCAAGCAGGAGCAAGGACCAGCTCCGGTTGCTAGTAAAGAGACTCCTACAATGAGTCAATTTGCTCGTAATGGGAAAGGATCTACAGTGATGACTGAGAACGCATCTGTAATGGGCGATGAGCATCGAGGTAAAAGAGATTTGCCGCCACGATCACAAAGGTGTACTACAAGGATTAGATAATGGATCAGGATAGATGGAGAAAATTCTTTAAGGAAAACAATAGGCACGTTACTTGGGTTAAGGTGATGCTTAGTAATGGGGATCACCACTTCTTTTCTAACCACAGGGAATGGCTTTTTATAAAAACTCTTTGTGATAATCTTGGCACGAAAGTTTCAGAAATGGAATTGCAATTCAGGTCTCATCTTGTTAAAATAGATATAGATGAAGAATCTGAGGGCGTTTATTTTGTACCTTCTGTAATGGGTATGGTGGGTGCAGAAACTAGAAATTATTTTACAGTTGGTGTTTTAAAAAAAGGAGTCGTCTATAAAAAAATGTACCTAGTACCAGAACTTGTAATAGAAAAAGAAATGGCTGATCCTATATCACAATGCTTTGAGGAGGCTTTGATTTACAATGAAAAAACGCAAGAGAACCGAGAAGAGTAAGTACAAACATGAATCCACTGGAGAGTATTGCACCTGTTCAGCATACGTAGCTGAAATTATGTGTAAAAAGAATGCTGAAAACCGAAACGAGGGGTCTTTGCCTTATAAGTTTTGGAATACCAAAAAGTGGAAGTGGACTTATCAAAGGCAGGTAATTGCTGCAAACAAAATGATTGAGCAATTTGGAGAACGAGCTTTAGTCAGAGCGGTTAACTCTAAAGAATTTAATAGTATTTTTTCTCTAAATCATCCAAAATGTTATGGGATTATTAGGCGTTACGAGCTATTATTAATAGAGGAAGATAAAAATAAACAAAAACTTGAGGTCAAGACTGATCCCAAACGCAGGAAGAAATCCTACGGAAAGAAAAACTTACTATCAAAATTGAGGCAATATGAGAATGGCGAAAAAGAAATCGAAGACAACGGGTAATGTCACCGTAGACGGCATCATTAAAAAGTATGGAAATGTAGTAGAATCCGGTATTGAGCTGTTAGAAAGATTAAGAAGCCTAAAAGTTATCGGTATTAGCCCAGCTTTAGATTTAGCTTTAGGTGGAGGCTTGAGAGAAGGAACCTGTATCGCTATGGCTGGCGATCCAAAAACTGGCAAAACCACCACAGCCTTATACTTTGCTGCAAAGGCTCAGGCCGCTGGCAAAAATATATTCTATGTCTGCTCTGAAGGTCGTGTTGATCGTCATAACCTAGAGCAGATTAAAGGTTTAGATATCGAGAAAGTCCATATCATTCAGTCTTCTGATGATAAAACTTTAGCTGCTGAAGATTACCTAAACATTATTGAGAAGATTATCAAAGAGCATGAAGATGTGGTTGTGATCTGCGACTCTACTTCTAGTATGTGTCCTCGTGATGAGCTTGATGGTGAGATTCGTGCGAATGTGCGAAACGGTTTACCAAGACTGCTTGCCATGTTCTTTAAACGTATTGCAAATGATATCCAAAGGACCGGAGCAATTGCTATCTTTATTACGCACAATATCGCTAACACTGGCGGTTCGCGTTGGGCGCCAGCTAAAGTTGCTGACTCTGGTAACAAACTACAGTATCAGATCAGTACCAATATGGCTATTACCCACAGAGGCAGATGGGAAGATGCTGACGGCAAGACGATTGGTCAAGTGGCTAACTGGGTTATCAAGACTAGTTCCGCCGGCGGAACCCCTAACACCACTTGTGCTAGTTACATTCGCTACGGTGTGGGCATAGATGAGACCAGAGAACTTACTGAGCTTGCCAATGAGTTAGCTCTAATCAACAAAGCTGGTGCTTGGTATACCATCTCGTGTGTTTTGGAAAATCTAGAAGATCCCGCAATAAAAAACTGGATTGAAACCAACGTGGTAGAATGGGAAACGGAAGCTAACGTAGAAAAAGCATTTAAGTTCCAAGGCATGGCAAAACTAATGGCGTTCCTAGATGAGAATGAAGATATAAGAAATTTTGTCTACGACCAACTCAGGGATTTGGTATGCGTGTAGTCGGACTAAATGGTAAAGAGTATAACTTAAATCTACAAAAATATAATACTAATGATAGGTCTAAAAAGTCTTTTTATCATATTTCTGCTGGCGATATCATTAGAGATGTGTTTCGCGGGTACAACGTCTACGAAGAAGTAAAGTTACCGGGATCTACAAAACCTTCAAAAAGATCAGTTTTATTCCTTGACTTTTTCATTCCAAATGCTAGAATAGGTGTAGAGGTTCACGGTCAACAACATTTTAAGTTCATACCATTTTTTCACAAGACGCGAGCTGACTTTGCTAAATCTAGAGCTAGAGATCACGACAAGCAAGAATGGTGTATCATAAATGATATTGAGTTGGTTGTTTTGAGATTTGACGAAGACCAAGATTATTGGAGAGAAAAACTTGAACTCGCAAGATAGATTAGAATACTTTTTGAATGGGATCACCGAATACATTGAGGGTAAAAACTTAGCACCTTGTGAATTCAAAGAAGAGTTTCAAAAAGCAGATCAGATATCCGACGAGCGACTGAAAACATTGACTAGGGATGAGCTGTTTGACGAAGCGTTTCTCTTATACCAATACGCAGATCATGTTGGTCAGGAACGCGCACACACTGAGAATGTAATTCGCTGGTGCAACGATACACTACAAAGAGTTATTGCTTATGGCGTTCAGCATGGGGAGTGGGATAAGTACGAAAAGCACGACACCAAGGTGGCGACCATCCTCTCCAACGATGCTATAGCCAGTGCGGTAAACAATTGGAAGCTCACTGCCGAGGGTAGACTTGAGCATCTAAGAAACAGAGAATACAACATTAAACGGAAAGCCGAAATCTTAATTGAAAAGGGAAAAAGAAAATGAGTGACGATGTGTTATCTACAGTTCTTGGTATGTTGACCAAAGAACAAAAGGAAGAGCTGGCCGCTAAGTTAATTGCGGATGTTGGAAACTTACAGCCTGAAGATCAAAAAGAGCAGGTTATCAAGCCTGTATCGTCTCCTAGAAGAGTTAACGAAGACTTTACAGTTAGTAAAACTAACGATAATCTTAGTAGCCGCAAGAGTGCAGTAAGAGCAAAGGCTAATACTTGGATCGACACTGGAGAGAAGAGAGACCCAGACTACGACTCGTCTAAGTACGAAGCTATGGGAAGAAAGGCTAGACCTACAGAGAATAGAATTAAGAAGATTACAAAACAATGCTGCGTCTGCAATAAGTCTTTTGAGATTGCCGCTGGATTGGTTTATGGTAAATTTTACAGATGTGATCGCTGCACAGGATAAAAAATGAAATTGAGTGATATTGGGGCAGAACGAGCAGTTCTGGCTGGACTCGCCAACTACGGGCTTGAGGCATATGTTGAGGTGATGGATGTAATTACTGCGTCCACATTCACAGATCCAAACAATCAAGTAATATATGATTGCTTTGTGAGAGTAGTTATTGATGATGGCGTTGTAGATATTCCATCTGTAATCGCTGCTGCAAAGACTCTAGGTGTAGACGAGGCTATCTCTACGCAAACTAATTTAGATTATATATCTGATCTTATCCAGTATCCTGTAGACAAACGCAATTTAATGCGCTTTGCTTTACAAATGAAGAAGTTTGAGTTTGCTCGCGACTCAAAGAAAGTCACCAAGTCTATTGAAAAGAACATAGACAATATCACTGGTGATGAAACCTTTGATCAGATTGTGAGCATGATTGAGACGCCTTTGATTGATTTTCTGCGTGAAGACGATTCTGGTGATCGTCCGCAGTTAATCAGTGAGGGTGTAGATGATTATCTAGCTTTTGTGATAGAGAATCAGTGCGACCAGCTTGGACTGTCTACGGGGTTTGCTAACTATGACGCTGTTCTTGGCGGTGGATTACGTAGAGCCTGTGTTGATGTTATCTCTGCTCGCCCCGGCGTAGGCAAATCTGTAATCTCTGACAATATCGCTATCACAAACACCAAAGCTGGCATCCCAGTTCTTATGGTTGACACTGAAATGAAAGTGGACGACCACTACAATCGTGTTCTGGCTCACCTATCTGGCATTCCACAGGATGAGATTGCTACAGGTAGATTCTCTGACGATGAAGAGAAGTACAATGCCGTCAAACGGGCTGCTGAAGAATTAAAGAAAATGCCATATACCTACGAGTGCGCTGCTGGCAAGCCGTGGGAGAGCATCTTGAATACAATCAAGCGTTGGATTCTACAAGAGGTGGGGACAGATGAAGATGGCAGAACAAACAATTGTTTAGTTATTGTAGACTATCTTAAATTAATGTCTGCTGGTGGCATGGTAGACATTAAAGAGTTTCAGGCTTTGGGTTTCCAAATCCAAGAGCTGCACAATCTTGCTGTGAAGTATGATATCCCTTGCGTATGCTTGACCCAGTTAAACCGAGATGGTATCACACAAGAGACTACGGCCTCTGTAAGCGGTTCTGACCGCATTATATGGTTCTGTACCTCGTTCTCTATGCTTAAAGAGAAGTCGCCAGACGAGCTGGCAGAGGACGGTCCACGAGGCGGTAATCGTAAGCTAGTTACTCTAAAGGCCCGTCATGGTCCACGAACCCTAAACGGGAACTATATTAACTTTAGATTTGAGGGTGAGTACGCAAGGCTCACAGAACTACACACAAGAGATCAAGGTCTAAGCAATCCCGATGGAGCTATCGAGGGTGCAGACCTACCATTTGAACTGGAGAACGAAGATGAAGATTAACAGCGAACCTAAACTAGATTTTGACGATGTATTAATCGTGCCACAGCGGTCAAGCATTGGAAGTAGGCGTGACGTAAATCTCAAGCGTAAGTTTAAGTTTTATCATTCACAAAAGCAGTGGTATGGCACTCCTATTATGGCGTCAAACATGGTAGCTACTGGAACATTTAGTATGTCCGCAGAGCTTATGAAGTATGGTATGGTTACCTGTTTACATAAACATTACGAGGCAGATAAGCTGGCAGCTTACTATGAGTATTACGATGCTTTTCCTTATACTTGGGTTTCACTAGGAATGAGCAGTGATGGAGAGGCTTTTCAGAATATTGATGTTGTAGCACAAAAACATGGTTTCTATCCTAATATCTGTATTGATGTAGCCAATGGTTATACAGAATATTTTGTAGATTATTGTAAGGCTATTCGTCAATCAGTTGGAGGCAATCCTATAATCATGGCAGGCAATGTTTGTACTCCTGATATGGTTACGGAGCTTATCCTGCATGGCGGTGTTGATATTGTAAAGGTGGGTATTGGACCCGGAAGTGCCTGCACAACCAGACTCAAAACAGGGGTTGGCTACCCGCAACTATCTGCTATTGCTGAGTGCGCTCATGCTGCTCACGGGTTACGAAAAGATACTGGTCGTCTGGGATTGATTTGTGCTGACGGTGGCTGTAGAACTGCTGGCGATGTAGCAAAAGCGTATGGGGCAGGAGCAGACTTTGTTATGCTTGGCGGTATGTTTGCTGGAACAAACGAATGCGAAGGCGATGTGAATGACGGCGTGTTCACATTCTACGGTATGTCATCAGAAATGGCGCAAGATAAGTATGGCGACGGGTTAAAAGAGTATAGAGCTAGTGAAGGTAGAGTTATTGAAATGCCAAGCAAAGGACCAGTTCAAGATGTAGTTAGAGATATCCAAGGTGGCGTTAGAAGCGCATGTACATACACTGGTGTTGACAACCTAAAAGATTTTGCTAAGGCTTGTCAGTTTGTAAAAGTAAACAGAACTCACTTTGATCAATCGGTATGAGTAAAACATTAGACCTTAATAAAGTTAAAGATATTATTTTCTCAGATATTTTTAAGCTATTAGAAAGTTTTAACTTGGAGTATTACCAAGATCTGGATAATATATTTATGTGCTGTCCTTGTCACGAGGGCAGCGATAATCCTAACGGCTGTTCCATATCATTAGAGAAAGAGATGTGGAGATGCTGGACTCGTGGCTGTAATTCTGAATATAACTCAGATATATTCGGTTTTATACGGGGCGTATTGTCGAAACAGACAGGACAAGAGCCAACTTTTTCTGAGATATTAAAACATGTATGTAAAATTTATGACGTGAATGGTGCGTCAAAGGAGAAGAAGAATGGGATTAACGATAGGAATAATACTAGCTTGGATGGGAGCAGCGACTTTTCTGCTTTGGTATCTAGCTTACAACGCAGACAGACAAGACGAAGAGATCCAGAGATTGAGATCACGGTTGAACTCCCGAGTACAGCCACCACCGTTTCAGAATACTTTCAGTCGCGTGGATTTTCCAAATCAGTCCTCGACGCTTTCGGCGTCAGGGATTGCTCTGGACTCAAACGTAGCATTATACCCATCTGGCAGAATGGTGCGCTTGTCGGATACATGGGACGAGCCATGCACGATTGGGTCAAGCCAAAGTTCCTCTTCAACGAAGGATTCGTTAAAACCAGATATCTATACAATTACGACGACGCATTATCAAGCGCGACGTTCGGAACGTTGATACTAGTAGAAGGACAGGGCGACGTTTGGAGACTCTGGGAGGCAGGATACAAAAATGCAGTTGGTCTATTTGGCAAGGATGTTTCAGAGGACCAGAAAGCAATTCTATTACAAAGCGGGGTCACTAAACTAATTGTACTATTAGATAACGATCAAGCTGGCCGCGAGGCTAAAGTTGAGTTACAAAGGAAATTAGGCAGACTATTTACTTTGGTGTTCCCTAAAACAACTGGGAGCGATATTGGGAAGAAAACTGTTGAACAAATTAAGGAAATACTAAAATGATTCTTGGGATATCTGGTAAAAAACATTCTGGCAAAAATACAGTGGCTAATATTATTCATGGTATTGCTCTCAAACAAATGGATATGATTCAGGATTGGAGCATTAACGGCAACGGTCACTTGAATGTATTAACTCAGGACGGTTGGGGCGTGTTCGACGTTACACGTAGAGACGCACAATTCCGTCAGTGGGCTGAGCCTAACCTGTATCCATATATTAAAATGTATAGTTTTGCAGATGCGCTAAAGTGGCTGGCAGTTGAGTTGTTTGACGTTCCAGAAGAATGTTGCTTTGGAACAGAAGATCAGAAGAATCAAAAACATGAGCATCTACGTTGGGAAAATATGCCGGGGGAACATAAGTCGGGACCAATGACCGCCCGTGAGTTTCTGCAACATTTCGGCACAGACATGTGCCGCAGAATGTGGGAACCAATCTGGGTCAACAAGTGCATTAAAGATATCAAACGCGAGGGGACATTGCTTGCTATCATACCGGATGTAAGATTCCCCAACGAAGTACAAGCCATCGAGGAAGCTGATGGAATGGTTTTGCGACTATCCCGCCACGTATTTGATGACAACCACGACAGTGAAACCGCCCTTGACGATTACAGTTTTAAACAATATCTGGACAACCAAAACGATAGCATAGATTCCACAATAGCAAAAGTCCGGAGATTTTATAGGTCTTTTCTATTATAAGGAATTTTGATGATAGTAACATATATTAGAAGTTCGTCGTACAATAATTATGATTATTGCCAGATGCAGTATTTTATTACTTATGTTTTAGGTTGGCGTGGCGATAGCGGCAGGCGAGCAGAGCAAGGTACTATGGTACACAAAGTAATGGAGGTTCTAGCCGCGCTCAAGAAGTACAAACAAGAAAACCCCAAGGCCAGAATACTAAAAACCGTTGATGATGCGATTGGCGAAGTAAAGGTCGGCGCAAAGAAGTTTTACGAAGATGAGTTCGTTGAAGAGTTATTGCAAAGAAGCTACGAGGCTTACAAGAAAGACTCTGTGAATACTTGGCAACCTAGTCATTATAAAGAGGTAGTCAAAGGGGCTTGGTTATTCTTAAATCATAATGATCGTAAAGACTTTGATCCCCGCTATCGTAATGTCTACTACACTGAGCCTCACTTTGATATCGAGATCGAGGAAGACTGGGCCAAATTTGATTACGAGATCAATGGCGAAAGGGTTGAAGGTAGACTAGCTATCAAGGGTACAATCGACTTAGTAACTCAAGTTGACGATGATACAATCGAGGTGATTGACTGGAAAACAGGACGCAGGCTAAACTGGGCAACTGGCGAAGTCAAGACATATGATAAGATGATGAACGACCCTCAATTGCTATTATACTTCTATGCTATGTCTAAAATGTATCCTCAATTCAAATACAGGATTATGAGTATATTTTTCTCCAAAGACGAAGAAGGTAAGTATGACCCCCAACCTTTCTCCCTGCCTTTTGGTCAGGAGGATGAGCCAAGATTCCTAGAAATGCTACGTCAGCAAGTAGAGAAAATTAGACAGAATATCAATCCAAAGATGGTAGATCCTACGCAAAGGAACTTCAAATGTAGGATTTTATGTCATTTTTGTAAGAATAAATTTAACCCTAATGACAGTGAAAATATGTGTAAAACCGTGTATAATAGTCTACAGAGAGATGGTTACGACGAGACTGTAGCCAACTACACTAAAGACGGTCATAATATTGGTTACTATGAGGCTCCCGGATAATGGACTATAATCATTCACAAACGCAGTGGTATTTAGAAAAAATGCAAGAATATGTGGGCGAAAAGTTAGATTCCCTAACTTATATGGGAATAGAAAACAAAAAGCCTAAAAATTATCCTATTAGCGATCTGATTGATATTAATTGGAAAGAAGTTCTAGCTGATCCTCCTACGAATACTAGCGCGACTACTAAGCACGAGCTAGAATATTTACAGGAAGTTACTAAAAACCCTAACGAAGCCCTTGTCAAAATGGTAGACAAGCAATTTGGAGATCCATTATTCAAAAATGTTCTGGGAAATAGACCTTTTCCACAAAAAGAGGTTGACAAACTCTGGAATATAGTGGATAATGTAATTCAGATGCTAAAGTACAAGCATGACCGTCCGCGTCCTTATCAACTAGCCCCGCTTATGGGGTATGATGTAAAGGTACTGCATAGCGATAGTCACCTTACCCCAGCATATCCTTCTGGGCATACTGCATACGGTGCGATAGTTACTTATTATTTAGCAGCTTTATACCCCGATTTGAGCAGCGAGCTGTTCAGAATTCCCGGACAAATTGGACTTGCTAGATGTATGCAAGGTGTACATCATCCTAGTGATAATGAAGCCTCAATGGTTATAGTTGGAGCTATCTGGGAAAACATTAGATACAAACTTTACCCTAATTTAATTGGAGTTTAACATGTCAAACTATATGTCAGAAGCTGACGATCTATGGTACGATGAAACATTTGGTCACACAGAAGAATTAACTGAGGACAATTTCTATATTCCCACAGAGGAAGAATACGCTAACGATATTGACTGGGGCGAAGATACGGAAGAGTGGGATATCTCTGTAGCCAAGCCCGGACTTTGGGATAATATCCGCAAAAAGAAAGAGCGCGAAGGCAAAAACTATAAGCCCGCCAAGAAGGGTGATCCAGATCGCCCAGACCCAGAATCTTGGAAGAAAGCTCAATCTAAATTCAAGTATCGCGATCCTAAGACGCAAGAAATCTACGAGTACGACCAGAAGGGTATCTATAAGAAGGACGGCAGGACTTTGGTTCCCGTTCGCGCTGCTGAATACCAAGGCCGTAAAGTCCAGCTTGGCAAACCGTTCCGCACACCAAAGGGGCCAAAGAAATTTAGTGTTTATGTAAAGAACCCTAAAGGAAACGTAGTAAAAGTTAACTTTGGTGATCCTAATATGAAAATCAAGAAGTCTGATCCCGCTCGCCGCAAGAGCTTCCGCGCTCGTCATAATTGCGCGAATCCGGGACCGCGTCACAAAGCACGTTACTGGAGTTGTCGTAAGTGGTAATTTTTGGCATTATTTTGAGAATCTACTTGCATTTATTCAGTTTGAAGACTATAATGTAATAGGAATTGGATACTAATTCCCACACTCATGGCATCTGGTTAAGCGGTTCCAGTTAAAAACCGCGCCTTTTGAGTTTTATTATTTGAGGACTATGATGAAAAACTGGTTTCCGCTCTGCAACTATACGCACTATTCTCTACAAAGAGCTTTTTCTAAACCAGAAGAACTTGCCAAGAAAGCATCTGAGAATTCTTACTCTGCTTGCGGCATCGCTGACTACAAGTCTATCTCTGGCGCTGTATCTTTCTATCAGGCTTGTGTAAAATATGATATCAAACCAATTATTGGTTGCGCTTTTGATGATTACACACTATTTGCCAAGAACCACACTGGATGGTTAGAGCTTATCCAGCTTGTTTCCAGCATCGAAGATGGTGAAGTAGACAGCTACCTACTAAGCACCCTTTGTGGGCGTGGTAATCTAATTGCGGTTGCTGCCTCTCCATTTTTTTCGCCAATCTCAGGCGATGACTTCTATGAAAAGTCTGATGCGTTTACAGAAACTTATTACGTAGAAAAATCTCAAGCCGACCTGCATAGAATCTTGATCTGCTCTGGACTAAAGACCACCATTCCAAAAGTCAAGAAAGATATCTCCAATGCAGGAGAGTTCGAAAGATTCTTCCATTCTAATGATTGGTATCTAAAAGACAGGCAAGAAGTAGCTAGACTAGTTGTTGAAGATCCAAGAATGGATTGTTTTGAAGATATATTTAATAAGTGTGAAAATTACAATATACTAAACCAACCAATGCTTCCAGAGTTTGAAACTCCAAAGGGCGAATCAGAAGGCGATTACTTACAGCACCTAGCACGAGAGGGGTGGATGAGGCTACTCCATGAAAAAGTAAAAGACGAAGATAAAAAGAAAGAGTATGGAGATCGCTTTCGCCACGAGTTCAAGGTTATTGAAGACGCTGATTTGTTTGGTTACTTCCTAATTGTTTGGGATATTCTAGACTTTATCGTAAACCGAAAAGGTTGGATGGCAGGACCGGGGCGAGGATCTGCTGCTGGATGCCTGATATCTTACTTGCTTGGTATTACTCAGATTGATCCTATAGAGTTTGATCTACTGTTTGAAAGATTTTACAATGCTGGTCGTAACACCGAGGATCATATTTCTCTACCAGATATTGACATTGATGTTCCGGGCGGCAAGCGTGATGAGATCATTGAGTATTTAAAAGAGAAGTATGGGCATGATAGAGTAAGCCAGATGTTGACATTTGGTAGACTGCAAGGACGAAGTGCAATCAAAGAAGTATTGCGCGTAAATGAAGCCTGCGGTTTTGGCGAGATGAATCATATCACCAAGAGCATTCCCGATGAAGCAGCCATTTCCGATCAACTATCCTTAATGGATGATGACGAGCGATCTATTATCAGATGGGCATTGATAAATAACTCAGACGACCTTATTGATTACTGTCATATCAACGATAGGGGCGATCTTGAAGGTGACTACGCAGAGTTTTTTCGCCAAGCCATTGAAATTGAAGGCACATTCAAAACACAGGGAAAGCACGCAGCGGGAGTTGTTATTTCAGCAAAGCCGTTGCACTTGGTCTGCCCGATGGTAGATTCAAAGAGTTCAAGCGAGAAAATCGCTGGACTTGAAATGGCTGACTTAGAAGCGTTAGGGCATGTTAAGTTTGATGTTCTTGCGATTAACTTACTAGACAAACTTATGTATGTAAAGGAACTTATTGATGAAGCGTGATATTATTGTATTTGACTTTGAGACTGGTGGTCGTAACCCACTAAGATGCCAACCCACTCAAATTGCTGCTGTTGCACTAGACGGTAGAAACTTCAAGGCAAAGGGTGAATTTGTTTCTTACATGCGTCCCATCATTGACGACGATGAGGCTCTAGCCGCTGGTGTAGACCCTCTAGAAGAAGGCGCACTCAAGGTGACTGGGCAGACTCGTAAACAATTAGCAAAAGCTCCGCTACCAAAACCTGTCTGGGAATCTTTTTGTGAGTTTGTAAATAGGTTCAACTGGAAGGGTACACAGTTCTTCGCTCCTGTGCCTTGCGGATATAATATTCTAGGTTTTGATATGCCTATTGTAAATCGACTATGCAAAGAGTATAATATGTTCTGGGACGATGATAGACAGCAAAACAAACTCTTTAATAAGATTTATAAGATTGATGTTATGGATGACCAGTTTTTATGGACTGAGGGTGACCCTAACGTAAAATCAATCAGTATGGACGCAAACCGCGAGCGACACGGCATGAGCGCAGAGAATGCTCACGATGCCTTGCAGGATGTTAAAGATACGGCTAACCTGTTTATTGCTTACCAAAAAACCAGACGACAGATTTACAGAAATCTAAAAGTAGAAAAGACTTTCGCTAAAGGCTATTTTGTATGATTGATTATTACGACGATAAAGCATGGGCTTTGTTTAGAGACGGGTTGACAAAGGGTGTCTTTCAACTAGAGAGTAACCTTGGCAAGAGCTGGTCTAAAAAACTGGCTCCTGAAAACTTGGAAGAATTGGCGGCGTTGATTGCTATCATCCGTCCCGGTTGCTTAAAGGCTGTTGACCGTGGTAAAACCATGACTCAACGATTTGTGGATCGCAAGTGGCTGAAAGAAGAGGTTACTTACTTACACGAGTCTTTAGAGGATATTCTGAAACCAACTTACGGGGTTTTGGTGTATCAAGAACAAGCTATGCGTATCGCACAAAAGCTGGCGGGCTTCGACTTGCAACAAGCTGACGACCTTCGTAAAGCTATCGGTAAGAAGAAGGCTGACCTTATGGCGAAAGTAAAGAAGTCTTTCCTAGAGGGCGCAGCTAGTAAAGGAATCGTTAATAAGGACGAAGCTGAAGAGATCTTTGGCTGGATCGAGAAGTCATCTCGTTACTCTTTTAACAAGAGTCATGCGGTAGCTTACGGCTTTGACTCTTACTGGTCAGCTTGGTACAAAGCCAATCACACAAAAGAGTTCTTTCTGTCCTACCTATACCATGCGAATGAAAAGCAAGATCCTCATCAAGAAATCTATGAGCTTGTAAACGAAGCTAAAGCATTTGATATTACTGTATCCTGCCCGAAGCTAAGTCAGTTCTCGCTAAAGTTTGCTATCTTTGACGATGATATTCAGTTCGGGATTAAAGACATCAAAGGGTTGACAGGCGTGACTGGAGACAAGGTTGTAAAAGTTATTAAGGAAGTGTCGGTAGATATTGATAAGTCCCTACAAAATCTTACTTGGCTAGAGGTTCTTTTGTACTTAGCTCCCAAGATCAACTCGACAGCATTTAAAGCGTTAGCTTCCATTGGTTTCTTTTCGACTAAATCCACGGGTGTTACTAGGAACCAAGCTCTTTACGAGTATCAAATCTTTAAGAGGTTAACAAAGAAAGAGCAGGAATGGTTGCTGGATAATTATAATGACGACTGGTCTGGTCTAGAAGATGCTCTGCGTGCGCTGGGTAAAAAGAAGAAAGAGGGCGGTGGCTGTGCAAATGCTAATCGTGTTCAGATTGTACTGAATGAGATAGATATGCTAAACAACCCGCCTTACGACCTTTCAGACGATCCCAGCTGGATTGTACAACAGGAAAGTAAACTGTTGGGCTGTCCGATCTCTATGTCCAAGATTGATGCGGTGGATACATCTATTGCAAATACGACCTGTAAAGAGATCTTGCAGGGTAAAACCGGAGATAATATCTGTGTGGTAGCTAACTTAACTCGTGTTGCAACCCACAAAATCAAGAAGGGCAAAGCGAAGGGCGAGACGATGTGCTTCCTGACCATCGAAGATTCTACCGGAACCCATGATAGTTGCGTAGTATTCCCTAAGACTAGAGAGAAATATAGATATATATTGTTCGAAGATAACAACCTTATGCTGTGTGGCAAGGTCGAACAAGATAATTCATTTATTATTGAAAATATACATGAAATATAGTTGCAAATTACACGTTTGCTGACTATAATGTATTATAGGAGACATGATGAACGTATGCACGTTTGTTGGTGACATTTCAAGGCTGGAAGATTTTGGTAGTTATGCTGAAATTGATATCGACGTTCCAGAATATTACACCAACTCAAGAGGCGAGAAGAAAGTGGACTGGACTGTAGTTCCCTGTCGAGCCTACTCAACGGCTGGTGAGTACCTAACAAAAAACGCACACCGTGGAGACCATATAGCTGTTAGGGCTATGTTTAAAACGGATAATTACTTCAGAGTAAACGAATTCAAAATTATAAAGGACTAACATGAGAAAGAAACGTATTTTATTTTGTAGCGAAGCAACCTTTCTCAATACAGGATACGCCACCTACACTAGAGAAATCTTGAAATACCTTCACGGTACTGGAAAGTACGAGATTGCTGAAATGGCGTCTTACGGTATGCGAAATGACCCTAGAGCAGCAGATATACCTTGGAAGTTTTATGGTGTTATGCCACCAGAGGACGCATCTGACGAAGAAAAGAAGGCTTACGGAAGTAATCCAACCCATCAGTTTGGGGAATGGTGTTTCGAGCATGTTTGTTTAGATTTCTTTCCAGACATCGTTTGTGACATACGAGACTTTTGGATGCTGGACTTTGCCGAAAGAAGCCCGTTTCGCCCGCTATTTGATTGGGTGATCATGCCTACCGTAGATGCCAGACCGCAAGCTCGTCAATGGATGGCGACTTATAATGGAGCGGATGCGGTTCTAACATACTCTGACTGGGCGGGTAAAGTCCTGATGGATCAATCTGGAGGAAGCATCAAATACCGTGGAAGCGCGCCTCCTTCTGCTCATCCCGCTTACGCTCCAGTGGAAGACAAGCGCGCTCATAAGCAACAGTGGGGTTTAGACCCGGATTGCCAAATTATTGGAACCGTTATGCGCAACCAACGTCGCAAACTGTTTCCAGATTTGTTCGAAGCCTTCCGTCTATTCCTAGATAAACAAACTGATGACAAGAAATATTATTTATATTGTCACACATCTTACCCAGATTTAGGTTGGGATATACCAGAATTAATTCATCAACACGGTCTAGCTTCACATGTTCTGTTTACATATATATGTCCAGAGACCAAGAAGCCATTCCCGTCTTTATTTAGAGGTGCGGTAGCACAATCTCCATACACTGGGAAATGGGGAGCAACTCTGTCTAATGTTAAGAATGGCGTCTCTTATGAAGATCTTTCTAGTATTATTAACTTGTTTGATTTGTATACTCAGTACGCCAATTGTGAGGGCTTTGGTTTACCTTACGTTGAGGCTGCTGCTTGCGGTGTTCCTGTTTGCGGAACTGATTACTCGGCTATGGAAAGCGAGATGAGAAAACTGAACGGCATGATGTTTACTCCCGCAGCTTTATACAAAGAGTTAGAAACTGGCTGTTTACGAGCAGTTCCCGATAATGAGTACGCAGCAGAATGCTTTCTACACTTCTTTGGCGACAAAGTAGACCGAGAGGCTAAAGGTAAAGAGACACGCGAGCTGTTTGAAAAGAATTTCCGCTGGGAAGCTAGTGGCGAACAGTGGGCTAGAATATTTGACGCGATGCCGATCAGACCCTTTGAGCAAACTTGGGGTTCTCAACCTAGAGTTGCAGCTCCTGCAAATAAACCTAGTGAAGAAGAAGTGAAAGGAGCGCCAGCATCACAACTAGCACAATGGTTGATTAATAACGTGTTAAGAGAGCCACATAGGTTAAATAGTTATTTCGAATCACGTTTAATGAAAGATCTAATGTATAGAAGCTCCACCTCTTCTACTGGAGGAATGTACTTTAACGAATCTTCTGCCGCTTTTGACGGAAACCAAACTAGACACCCATTCGATTTCAATGTTGCATACAACCAAATGGCAGGCTTATGCCAAAGAAGAAATGACTGGGAACAAAAAAGGTATCAGGTTTTACAAGAAAAAGGGTTGCTAAAATGAAAACCGTTATTGTAACAGGATGCGCCGGTTTGCTTGGCGCGCACTTTAGTCGCTATCTTTTAGAAAAGGGCTATCGTGTACTTGGCATCGACGACCTCAGCGGCGGCTACTATGATTACCTACCAAATCACCCAAGATTTGAGTTTTGGCAGATAGATCTTAGCGACTGTGAACCCCTACAGCTGGATCATAATATTTTTACTGATCCTCGTCGCGATATCGTAGCCTGTTATCATTTCGCAGCATACGCAGCAGAAGGTTTGTCACCATTTATCAGAACATACAATTATACTAACAATGTATTATCATATACTAATATTGTAAATCAATGTATTGAACATGATGTAAAACTTATCTTCACAAGTTCGATGGCTGTTTACGGAGATCAGGAAGCGCCGTTCACGGAAGACATGCGCCCTGCTCCAATCGACCCGTATGGAATCGCTAAATACTCTGTCGAGCAGGATCTTGCAGTTGCGGCTGAGCAGCATGGGTTACGGTACACTATTGTCCGCCCACATAATATTATTGGTACTTATCAAAATATTTGGGACCGCTATCGTAACGTTGCAGGTATTTTTATCCGCAAAGTGTTGGACGGCGAACCGATGTTGATCTACGGTGACGGCCAGCAAACGCGAGCATTCTCAGATGTTCAGTATTATATGGAACCGTTCTACCAAATGATGTACGGTCACGACGGCGAGACCTTTAATCTGGGCGCAGACAAGGCATACACGATCAACGAGCTTGCTACGGTTGTGGGGCGAGTGGCTTATGATTACGGTTATTCTTCTCGTCACCAGCACGTCGAAGCCCGCCATGAAGTCAAGCACGCATACTGCGATCACGCAAAGGCAAAGAACCTGCTAAACTTTAGTGATGACACAGATCTTGAAGAATTGATTAGAGAGATGTTTCACTGGGCTATGGCTCAACCCAAGCGTGAACAAAAGACTATGGATTACGAAGTAACGAAGGGTATTTATGACTACTGGAAATAAATTACAACTACCAGATGTAGCAATTTACACATATTGCTGGGGAACCGAGCATGTAAAGCGATCTTTGCGAACTATGCTGATTAGTATGGATCAGGTAGACTTCAAGCGTTCTGTTCTGATTACTGATCCAACTAGAACAAGCATGGAAGAAATATCACTCATCCTAGATAAATACAATATCGAAGTTTGTGAAATGCGTTCTGAGCTAAACGAGAACATGTTAGACGATGATGAAAATAGGTTTGGTTTCAGGGATGACTTTCTAAAAGATGTTAAAAATTATATGACTGACGACTGGTGCTTGAACGTGCAGCATGATTCATGTGTTATCAATCCGTCATTGTGGGACGATAAGTTTATGGAATCGGATTACATTGGTGCGCCTTGGCCAATGCAAATCATTCAGTCAAGCGACATGGTGGCCGGAAGGATTCCTACGGAACAAATTCCTACGACAGTTGGAAATGGTGGCTTTTCTTTGCGTAGCAGAAAGTTCGTGGAGAATAGTGTGGGCCTAGAATCACATCATAAAAATGAAGACCTAAACATATGTATATTTAACTACCACCACCTCGCTGGCCGAGGTGTAAAAATAGCCGACGAAGCATTAGCCGCAAAGTTTTCATTCGAGCGACCAACTAAGCATACGGCTCGTGCAAACCCCCGGCTGTTTTTTACCTATGGCACTTTTGGTTTTCATGGGGATTTTAATACCGCTGGAATGAAATGGATTAGAAATTACAAATTAGGAGTTGAAATATAATGGAAAGACCTACAAATAGAGATTTTTATCTTGACTATGTAAAAACTTTGCTTCCAGATAACCCGAAGATTCTTGAAATCGGCGTGGAAGCTGGCCACTTATCAAAAAAACTAATGAAGGTATTTGATCCTTCAGAGCTACACCTGCTAGACCCTTGGGAATGGAATCCATCCAATGGTAAAATTTACCAACAGTCGCATATGAATGGAGTACCTACGGCTCACAGTAATGTGCATATGCAAATTGAAATTGAGAGATTATTTGCAAAAGAAATCAGAGACGGGGTGGTATTTACCCACAGGGGCTATTCTAGCGACTTGGTTGATAATTTCCAAGATGCCTACTTTGACTTCATCTATATTGATGGATGCCATTTATACGAGTCTGTAAAAGAGGATTTATATAATTACCTTCCCAAACTTCAAATAAATGGCGTGCTAGGCGGCCATGACTACATTAGTAAAGAAACTTTGTTTGTACAAGAAGGCGTCACATATACCAACCAGTTAGGCTATGGCATCAAGCAGGCGGTTGATGAAATGCTGGAAGATTTACAAGATATGAAAATGGTGGCATTAGTGTCAGATAATGAGCCATTCCCAGACTGGGCGATCAAAGGAGATGCAGTATGAAATTATTGTACATTGGATATTATAGAGAGCCTACCATCTGGGGACAGCAGTGCGTAGATACGGTAAGAGCTTTAGAAGAGATACCAGAGTTTGATGTGATTGTCAGGGCGTTGGAGCTGCGACCAAACGGAAATACTCCTGCAAGCATAATTGGTCTTGAATACAAGCCCATTGAAGGAGCAGAGGTCTGTTATCAACAAGTGCTTGACTCGCATTATGTGGGCAGTGAGGGTATTTTTAAACACACAAAGCATTTGACTGATAATATGAACATTATTCATCCAGATGTGCTGCGCCAAAAATATGAACCCCTGAATATCGAAGGGGCGAAAGGCTATAAATATTATACAATAACTGATGGGTCAAGAAAAGAAAGAATAAAATTAGACGGAGCATACGAGGAATTTGTAAAATATAATCGTTTTACTCCAGACTCTAATGCTACGTTTACAATATTTACATCTAACCCAGAAGCAGTACAAAAAGAGATTGCAGAAATTGAGGATGCTCAAAAAACCATTAGAACAATTATTGTTCCGATAGAATCTACAGAAGTCCCATTGCCTCAGATCCATAATTGGGGAGATGAGTATATCAACCTCACGCCCTATAAAGGAAGCGGTGCAGTTTCCAGTCAGGACTTCGGTTATCATGCTCAAATGGCTGAATTTTTTGGAAGACGATCTTGGATGGGCATGGAGAGTAAAAATTTTAATGAGTGGCTTGAAAACCCTGTTGCTTATGATCTATCATGGAGAAAAACGGGAATGACACATTGCGCTGGATGGTGGGAATCAAATAAAGAATATTTGAAAAAAGGAGTGTTAGATGCACAAGACTAAAAATCTATTTAAAAAAATTCAGGGTAGACCTGATAATAAATATAATATTCTAACGTTTAATACTCATGAACGTTATCAGACTAATCAGTGTTTGACGGGTCATAACTTTTACGCATTCAGCTGGCCGCAAGGTAAGGATTGGTTTACAGAACATGCTCCCATACCAGAGAACTACTATCAGATGCCAGAAGGTAGTTTCTTTACCGGTATTGGGTTTGACTTCATCTTAGCGCATAGCAAGTTTGGTCAGTTACAGGTGGCCCAACAAATTAATCAGCATCTACAAATTCCTATTTTGTGCCTAGAGCATACCTTGCCGTTAGAACAATGGCCTAACGAACAACTAGAGCAGTACCAAAATTTTTATGGCGATGTTAATGTATTTATTACTGAGTATTCTAAAAATAAATGGAATATCAATGCGCCTAGCGACGTTATCTATCATGCTGTAGATACCGACTTGTTCAAGCCAGCCGGACCAGAAAGAAAAGGCGTTTTAACAGTAGCGCATGATTTTATCAACCGTGACTACGCCCTGAACTATCGGGGGTGGGAAAGAATTACTCAAGGTCTTGATCGTAAGGTCGTAGGAGCTACTGAGGGGCTGTCAGAAGCCGCTAAAAGCGTAGATGAACTAGTACAGGCATATCAGCAAGCTGCGGTCTATATCAATCCTAGCACGCTAAGTCCAGTGCCAACGTCGATGCTAGAGGCGATGGCTTGCGGCTGTCCAGTTGTTAGTATGAATAATTGTGCCATCCCAGAGTTTATCGAGCATGGCGTAAACGGGTACTTATCTAACGATGAGGAAGAGTTGAGGTTATGGATCAAGCACTTATTCGACAAGCCAGAAGTAGCCCATCAAATGGGCGAGGCAGCTAGAAAAACAATTTTAGAGAAGTGTAGCAAGGAACGCTTCATTTTAGAGTGGAATAACATTTTTGACAAAACTTACGAGGTAATTAAATGAAAGTTCAGATTTTAAATCGTGCATATGAAAAAGAGATTTCGGGTTATGATATTGTTGAATGGGAAGGAGATGGGTTTACTAAATTCTATCAATATAGTGATAACCAGCTTGAATTCATTCTGGCTCCAGAGATTTTGGGCTATGTCCCCGTCTCTTCTTATCAAGAGGTCGTGAAGGTTTTGCTATCTAAACTAAGAGTCAACGGAGAAATTGTTGTCGGTGGTACATCTCTACACGCCTTTGCTAATAAAGTAAAAGACGGTGAGATTGACCAAGATACAAGTAGCGCCATTGTAGCGAAAAGCGTATCTATGGGAGAGGTACACAAAATATGTGACTTAATCAACAGCATGGGTAACTATCAAGTAAGCTGGTCTACTTCTGGAGTTAATTATGAAATCAAAATCCGCCGCGTTTAGTTGCTCAGGATGCTGGTTTGCCGATTTAGCAGGTCAGTTTGATGAAGAGTCTTGGCAAATCGGCTGTGAAGCTGATAGAGACGCTTTGTTCACCGACCCTATTACTAATCGCACAGACTTTAAAGACTTCCCTAAGTACAGGTCTTTAGACAGATTTTGTAATATGTATAGAGGTATTGATTGGGCGATGGATAGAGGCGGACAAGATAATATTAATTTGCATAACGATGAATATATGTTAGAGTTAGCCAGAAAAGAAATTAAGCCATCTTTTGGCGTGGTCATTTTTACCAACAAAGAAAGCACTGAAGCGCAAGTAAGAGAAACTTTAGATTCGATTATCAAAGCGCAAGAACTCTACGACAAGAAACGGGTTGGTACAATGATTTCTTGGTTACCAAATTTTAGTCTTGGGGTAACGCTAAATGTTGTCAATCAGTATTACGAAAAACTGAGACTGCGAGGAATAACTCATGCGTACCAAGATAACACTTTGGCTACATCGCAACTAAGAGAAAAAGAGGCTTTCACGCTTTTTTCTAAAGTAAGCTATTACATAAAAATAAAAGCTGGAGATACTATCCAAGAAAGAACTTTTAAAGATGTGGACGCTACCATAAATGACTACATGGAAAAAATACTAGTGTTTCATTACGGAGATGCTTATATTCTTGATGGGCCTTTAGTCAGAACTACATATCTACAGTTTGGTCAAGATTATAATTTTATGCAGGAGGAGTTAATTAAGAAAGCCAAACAGGAAGGTTTTTACACAGAGGTATGAGAAAACAATACGTAATCAGTCCGAAACAAACTAGGCCAGATTTTAAAAGATCTGAGTTAGTTTCTGTCATACTACTATCAGAGAATCATGGCTATAGAATGAAGTCATACGGCCCGATATCTCTAGTAGAGGTTGGCAACAAAACACTTCTGGAGCATCAGGTAGATGCTATAAGTTCGGCTTTTATAAATTTTGAAGTCGTTCTTTGTGCGGGGTTCGAAACTAATAAAATATACAACTTTGTAAAAAGCAAATATGGTCCCAGCTGTAGAATCAGAATAGTAGAAAACCAGATGTATTACCACTCTAATTGCTGCGAGAGCATCAGGCTTTGTATGAACAATGTAATGACCGACAAGATAATTATATGTGGAGGTGGCGTTCTTCTAACCCCACATTATCTTAAACACTTAGATCTAAGAAAGGCATCTCTGCTATATCAAGACAGCGAGAAAAAAGACAACTTTGACGTGGGCGTTATAGAGAATAATAACCGTTTAGAGATGTTGTCACTGGCCGCTAAAGAAAAATCTTGGACAGAGCTTTTTTATATTTCCGGGAACAGGCAGATCGGCTCGTTCTACAATATAGTATCTAAGCCCGAGTTCAAAACAAAATTCTTTTTTGAAGCAATTAATAACTGGGGTGCAAGGGGTAGCATCTGTACTTCAAAGAATAGCTCTGACCCCATCGTTAAAATCAATAACATAAAGACACTTAAAAGGGTGAACAATGAAAATTTTACTGGATAATTACAACGATCTCTACAGTACAGAAGCCTCTGCTCTTCATCAGTGCTTAGTCCGAGTCGGAGTGGACGCTCACATTTGGGAAAATAAAAATATTAGCGCTTTCGACGCATTCGACCAGATCGACCCAGACGTATTTATTACTTCTTATATGATGTTGACTGAGGATGTTCTGAAACGCCTTTCTGGTACAAAAATATCCGTTGTTATCAAAGTAGAAGGAATCACCGAAAACGGTGCGGCTGATCTTGAGAATCTATTAACAACGTCTAAAATTAACTGTCCTTTCGTTTTCTATAGCTTTAAAAAACCTTCTGGGTTCAATAAGTTGAAGGCTGTACAGATTATGCCAGCTGCTGATATATTTATTCCAACTATCGAGGGTGGTAGAAAAATTCCTTGCGCAATCATCTCTGACGGAGATTTCAAAACGCCTGAATACACAGAGGTGTATCACAAGGTGGGCATGGCTACTGAGGCCGTCAACGATGCAGACGTTACTATGAATATCATTGACCTTAACCGATGCGCTAGTATGTATGAAAACGTGGAGCTTTGTGGATCAAATCAGAATTTGATGTGCGGTCAGTTATTTTTTGATATGACCCTAAAAGTTTCTGGTAAGTGCGTTTTAGATGTTACCGATGAGAATAGAGAAATGATTGTTACTTTTATGGAAGATTTGTTTCCAGAACTTTCAGAAAAACCCGATGAAGCTAAGCGCTACGTACTTTCCACAGTGCTTAGTAAGCACACCTGTCTCAACAGGGCAGAAAGGATGATGCAAAATCTAAAGCTTGAAGAAGTTTGCTTAAATCTAAGAAAACTGCAAGAATCTTTGAGAAACAACTTGCAAAATCCGCGCAGCTAGACTATAATATAGTAAGGAGAAAAATATGAACATACTAATACAATTTCCAACCTACGGACGGGCAGAGAGATTCTTGGATGTGTTAGATCAGTACGTCAGTATGAGTAGCGCAGAAAACGATATATATTTTAATATCAACTGCGATTCGGCTGATTTGACTATGACTGGCAACAATATTCAAAAGAGTGTTGCTGAGATTATGGAGCAAAGATTAAACGCTTGCTATTCCATTAACTACGATTCCAATACGGAGAAAATCAGTGCTATTAACGCTAATATCGCCAATCTTGACTTTGACTGGAGCATTGTTGTTTGTGCTAGTGATGATATGGTTCCAAGAGTAGATGAATGGGATTTAAAAATAACCGATGCCATGCAGGAATATTACCCCAACTTGGACGGGTGCGTACACTTTAACGACGGAAATACCAATGGGAACCTTATTACTTTTTCTATCCTTGGTCGAAAACTTTATGAACATTTTGGGTACATTTATCACCCTGATTATAAGAGCCTTTACTGTGATGATGAATTCACTCAGGTCGTCCGGTCTATGGGTAAAGAAACTTATATCAACGAAGTGATTGTTAGCCATGAACATTACAGTATCGAAGGTAGCCAAAATCACGGCATACAAGATATCGCTACGGTAAAAACCATAGCATTCTCTGGCAGAGATCAACAGGTATTTGCAATGCGCCAAGGTTTAGGATTTCCTAAAAAGAGGATTACTAAAGACTGATGAAAGTTCTAATTAATTATGCCGATAAAAGATTTTACCAATCCCAAAAGGAAAACTCACGAACAGCAATTAGCGCAGGCGGTTTTGATTCATCTGTCTCTTACGAAAGAAGAAGTCTAGAACAAAAGTATCCACAAGTCTACGAAGAGTATTCAGAGATACTTAACGCAGAACGAGGAGCTGGTTATTGGGCTTGGAAGCCTCTGCTGATCAAGCATCAATTTGAATTGTGGCATAGAGGGGTATACAAAGACGATGATATAGTAATGTACTCTGACTCTGGTGCGACGTTCGCTAAAAACCTACAGCCGCTATTTGATAAAATAGAAAAAGAGCCTATGGGTATTGCAGCTTTTCGTCTAGCGGGCCTGCATTACGAATGTCAGTACAATCGCAAAAAAGTTGTCGAGGCTTTTGGTTTGAATCCTCACGATATTGGCAGAACCCCGCAGCACATGGCTAGTTTTGTTTTGTTTAGAATGTGTTCATCCGCAGAAAAGATTGTTGACTTCTGGCTGAGTAAATGTCTAACACCAGAGCTAATTATGGATCAACCTAGAGATCCAGACGAGTATACAAATTTTGTAGACCATAGACATGACCAAGCCCTATGGAGTCTAACCGTCAAGAAATTTGGCGTGCCAGTTTACCCAGATCCTACTCAGTGGGGTCTGCAACACGGAGAAAGCGCAGTCAAAGACTTCTACATACAACATCACAGGAGCAAAGACTAATGCCTAAGAACCCACATAATATTAAATTTAGTATACTATCATTAAGTATACCTAGCCGTATAGATAAATTTGCGGCACAGGCTCAGAAAATACTCGGTCAAATTGGTGATCGACAAGATGTAGAGCTTATATCACTTATGGACAACAAGTCTTTACATATTTACCAAAAGCGTAACCATATGTTAGATATCGCTCGTGGTGACTTTATTGCTTTCTTGGACGACGACGATGGCATATCAGATGATTATGTAGAAGTTATTGTAGACACTGTCAACAGAAACCCAACCGCTGACGTGATCTGCTTCAACCAGAACTGCTGGATCAACGGTAAACATTGCAAAGTGATTACAGATATTGATAACCCACAGGAAGACCTCATGCCGCATCCTACGGACCCTATGGCTTATAAGGACATGTTGCGTAAGCCTTGGCACTGGTGCGCTTGGAACCGCAATCTAGCGACCTCAGAGCAGTTTGTGGCGAGCTACTCATTGGGTGGCACAGGTCAGTCTACAGAAGATATTGACTGGCTAAACAGGCTGTATCCAAAAGTTAAGAACGCAGTGAGTATTGATAACTACTTACATATATACCAATACGACGCCAGAACAACGGAGTCATTTTTACGATGATTATAGACACAGTTATTACATCCGCAAACTTTCATCCAGACTATTTTACTTTTGTTAAGCCTTGGCGTGAATTTTGGTCCAAGATGGGGAAACTAACCCACCTGTGCTACGTTCGCACTGGAGATGAATTCCTAGACGAAGTTGCTGAACAAGCTATAAATCCAGATTCAATTCATTATAGAATAGAAAATATGGACTACGGTATTCAGGCTAAGCTGGCTAGGTTTTATACGGCATCTCAGCTCGAAGGAACTTGGTTGATTACCGATGTAGACATGATGCCAACTAATCGTTCGTTTTTAAAGCCATACGAAAGCGTGCCGCAGGACCATTTGGTTCAGTTTGGAGTTGACCACTTTTCTTATCAGCGCGCTCCTGACATTGGCAAGTGGCCAAGTCATGGCGTTGCTGGAAGCAGCAAAACTTTACAAGAAATCCTGCGTTCCGACCAAGTAGAAAGTATGGAGCAATTGGTCGATGGCTGGAAGAGAAGGGTATGGCAAGATCCGAGATGTAATCCCGGCAATAATTTCTCGGGCTTCTCTGACGAATCCCTAATGAGAGAACTGGTTAGGTCATGGAATCAGCCAGATAGAATAAGTAAAATTATGAGGACAGATGTTCCGGGAGAATACTCGCACGTTCCAGTGTACGGCAGGCTATGTAGGTCTCATCATCATTCATTAGACAATGTTGATCTTAGTAAATATTACGAAGCTCATGGGCCACGACCTTATCACACCAACAAACAATGGTATAACAAACTAAAGGAAGGATTAAAATGATTCAAACCATCAAAGAACACTTTGTAAACCCAGATCTTATGAAAAAGGGCGGCTGGGTTTTAGACTTAGGTTGCGCAGGTTTTGAACATGCTATTCATTATGTAGAACAGGGATTTAACGTAATCTCTGTTGAGCCAGCAAGATTTGGCCCACAGTACATACCCCCTGCTCAACTAGTAGTATCGGATAATTTTCACATGGTTTGTAAAGCGTGTGTTGGAATCAAAGAGTCTGACACAATGACTTTCTACGAATACGGATGGGGAGGCGCGAACTCTTTGTATATGAAACCAGAGATGTTGAATCAGCCAAAGTATGAGGGTCACGGCAAAAATCCATTCAAGTCTGCTTACGAAGTGCCTCTCACAACTATTGAAGAGATTATGGGTGAATTTGGAGTAGACTTTTTTGAATACATTAAATTTGACATTGAAGGCGCAGAATACCAAATCCTAGAAAACTTTCCAGAAAAATGCACCAAACAGTTCTCTGTAGAGTTTCACGACTTTTTTGATCTAAGTCCCAACCCAGATAATCCAGATGTTTGGCACGACAAGTTAAATAGCGAGATATTAACTGACTACCAGAAGGTGACCGAGAGGCGTGGCTGGAGGAACAATATTGATGATTGTCTATACGTCAGGAAGGATCTTCTGTGAACAAAGTAACAACTATATTTACTGTTTATAAAAGAAAATCTCTAGAAGAGCAGATTCAACGCATGAAGGCTCAGACAGTTGACTCTGATTTTATAGTGTGGCAAAACGAAAGCCATGTAGACATATCTGACTTAGTAGAAAAATATAATCTAATACACATACAATCAAATCATAACTGGAAATATCACGGTAGGTTTACTATACCTTTAATGTTACAAACTGAGTACACCGTTATTTTAGATGACGATACCTTACCAAACCCCTTATGGTTAGAAAGCTGTATCGAGCTATGCGAGCGAGAAATATGTATTGTTGGCGGTAATGGAAGGTTAATCAATCCTCAAAACTTAATTCGAAATATCGCTGTTGACCAGCCGGATAAAGATCATGAAGTAGACTTTGTGGGACATGCTTGGTTTTTTAGAACTGAGTGGAGTCGTTTATTTTGGCAGGACGAGATGTACTCCCTGTGGACAGCGGAAGATATAGCATTTTGCGCTGCATTAAAAGTCAACGGCGGTATTAAATCTTTCGTGCCAGACTTTACCGTAGAGGAAAGAAGAGGGGATTCTGACAAATGGAAGTTTGGTGTTGACGAAAACGTTATCCAAGACCCTGCTCATATCAATAAGCACTATCAAGAACGTTTGCACGTAGTGCAGCAATATTTAAACAAGGGGTGGAAAATATGTCTCTCTTAATCGCGTTCGGAACTAGACCCGAATGGATTAAAATCAAGCCCGTAGTTGATGCTATAGGCGGCATGATAGATTACCGCTTGTTATACGTAGGACAGCACACAGACTTAATTGACTCCACTGTGCATGAATACGGATACAAAACTCTGCCAGTAAAAGACAATGGTAAAAACAGGCTTGATTCTATTATGTGTTCTGTTATGGACGGTATTGATCAGCACTTAGACGGAATAACACATGTTATGGTGCAGGGCGATACGACTACGGTTCTTGCTGTGTCGTTAGCCTGTTTTCATAGACGTATCAAAGTAATTCACCTAGAAGCAGGTTTAAGAACCGAGTTCAATGATGGACCATACCCAGAAGAATTTAACCGGAGAGCGGTTGGTAATTTGGCCTCACTACATCTATGTCCAACCGATGCGGATAGAAACAATTTATTGCAAGAAGGAATACTTCGCGACAGTGCTAAAGCCGTGACTGTGGGAAATACTGTGCTAGACAATTTGTACGGGCAAAAGTCAGAGGGAGAAAAGTACGTACTCGTAACCATGCACAGGCGAGAAAACCAAGACAAGATGGAGCAATGGATAGAAGCTATAAATGCTATAGCAAAAGACTATGATCAATATGAGTGGGTGTGGCCTGTACACCCTAATATGAAACATCTAAAGTCTAAAATTAAGTTCGGCGCCTGCGACCCTATGCCACATAAAGAACTGATCAAGACTTTAAAAAACAGTAAAATTGTAATTACAGACAGTGGCGGTATCATAGAAGAAGCTTCTTTCTTTAAAAAGCAGATATTAGTTTGTAGGCAGGGCATCGAAAGGCATTGCCCCTCTGCCACAGAAGTTCACCGGATTGATGACTTACGTGATAATTTTGAACGTTATATTGATCAGCCTGTAACAAGGGCTTGTCCTTTTGGTGACGGTCAATCAGCGAAAAAAATTGTAGAAGTCCTAAAGGAGATGAGATGGTAGGAATTTACCCAGATAAAAGCTTTGCGCGTGACATACAGATCTTACATAAAGCAATAGAAGAAAAACGACCTTTTACATTGTCCAAGTTCGCAGATGGCGAATGGATGGTTATGGAGAATAAAGATTTAGATAATCGAGAGTTCCAGTATCGCGTCAGTGATGGTAGGCAAGGGCCAGAATTCACTAGAGCGCGAGATGCGCTGATAGATTCTTTTCGGTATCAGCACCCTCAGTATTATGTAGGTATTTCTTGCCCCTGCTGCCAAGGGGACAACTTCGAACGTATGATAAAATTTAGCAAACAACCGAAAGAGCGTCTAACATGGGCTAATATATGGGTGAACACTAATTACGGCTACTTCTTAGGAAATATTCTCCCAGAATTCAAAAATTACGAAGTGCATCTCGTCGCCAACGAAGCGGGTCATTTTGGAAACATTCCGTTTCCAGTAAAGATGGCTTGGCTTGTTTCCAATAATGCTTGGGTTGAAGACTGGGATATGATCGAGAATCTTTGCACTGCCGCTAAGAGCGAGCAGGGCGCACTCTTTTTGTTTTGCTGCGGGCCTTTTGGTAACATACTAGCCCACAAACTTACTGAAGCATCAGACAAAAACACCTATCTAGACATTGGTTCAACACTGAACCCCTTCCTAAAGGTAGAAGGTTTTAAGAGAGGCTATTTTAATAGTTGGCAATCTAGAAATCCTTGTACTTGGGGGGAGGTCGAGAATGACACCATTGCAACATAATATGCTATCCGTTCTACATGATGGTGAACATTGCTACTTTACAAAATTTGAAATGCTTCGAGACACCCTGACCGAAATTATGAAAAAGGATAAGCCTTGCGTGCTTATTAGTGGCAACTCAGATTATACACACGATGCGAACAGTGTAAACTGGATGCTAGAAAACACGTCCGTTAAATCGTTCTATGCGCAGAATTTAAATTGTTCTCGCGAGAATGCTTATCAGGTTCCTTTGGGTATAACGAATGTAACCGACTGCGCAAGAGGTCCAGAGCATGGAGCAAACTGGAGTCAAAACCCTAAACATGCTGAAAAGCTGTCTCATATGTTTGATGATAGCAGTACACCTACCCGATTAACTTATGCAAATTTCAGAATATCAACCAATGCCATTGAGCGTCAAAAGTGCGCTAGTACATGCAGAATAGCTCCATTCCTGACCCTTGAGACACACGGAGCTGATCTAGATCATTATATAAAACAATGCAGAGATCACAAGATGACTGTGTGTCCAGAGGGCAACGGAATTGACACCCATAGAATGTGGGAAACGTTATATTTAGGTAGAGTGCCTATCGTTAAAAAACATACAGCACTTTCTCAATTCGAAGATTTGCCCGTAGTATGGGTGGATCACTGGAAAGAACTGTTAAACCCCGAGCTGTTAATCGAGAAGTACGAACAGGTTAAGGACAATCCTAAAGATAAAATTTATGCTGAATATTGGTTAGAACATATCAAAAATAGAATAGGAGAAATTAAATGAAAAAGATTTTAGTCACGGGTGCTTCAGGCTTCTTGGGAAAGAATCTGGTTCCTTATCTAAAAAACAAAGGCTACGATGTTTATGGAGTAGGCTCTAATATATACGACCTGCGAGATTCTTATGCCTGCAAAAAGATGCTCGAAGAAATTAAGCCAGACGTTATTGTACATGCCGCTGGTAGCGTTGGCGGTATTCTAGCCAACCAAGAAAATCCCGGCAAGTTCATGTACGAGAACATGGCTATGGGTATGAATATGTTAGAAAGAACTAGACAATACAAGGAGAAATATAATAAAGATGTTAAATTTATTATGCTTGGCACTGTTTGTGCTTACCCTAAGTTTACACCTGTCCCGTTCCAAGAGTCTGAACTATGGAACGGATACCCAGAAGAAACCAACGCTCCATATGGAATTGCTAAAAAGGCGTTGATGAAGCTGGGCGAAACATACCACGAGCAGTATGGTTTAGAAGTAGTAAACCTAATCCCGGTTAACATGTACGGGCCTTACGATCATTTTAATCTCACAAGTAGCCATGTTATACCAGCCCTGATCTTGAAGTTTTATCAAGCGCTGGTTGATGAAAGCGACAAAGTACACGTTTGGGGAACCGGCAGCGCGTCTCGTGAATTTCTTTATGCTCCAGATTGTTGCGAGGCTATCACGTGTGCTATTGAAAAATCTGTTGGGCCAGAACCAATCAATATCGGAACCGGCCAAGAGACTACCATCAAAGACCTTGTTTTGCAGATTGCGCAAATTATGGAGTTTGACGGCGAAGTTCACTTCGATGCACGAAAGCCGGACGGTCAACCTAGAAGGTGTCTAGACACATCTAAAGCAAAAGAACTACTGGAATTCGAAGCGAAGACTGACTTGACACACGGCCTAATAGAAACCCGCGATTACTTTGTAGGAAAAAGATTAGAGCGTATGAATCTTAAATCTTATATCGACCCAAACAATCCCGAAAGGAAACTAAAATGAAAATTGCTTTTTACGTAGACAGCACAAACTCTCAGCCAAGAAATATGGAAATTTATAAAACCCTAAACACCTTGGTTGAGGAAGGAAAGGTGTCAGACGCTTGTTTATTTTTTAACAACATAGACTATGTTCCTGTGCAGACCAAGTTTGGGATGTTTAATTCTCATGACATGTGGCATTATACTGGTAATCTCATCACCACATCAGTAGAAAATACTATGAGAGCCGCTAATACTGTTAATAAATTTAATATTTACTACCTGTATGATAAGTCACAAAAGGACTTGCCCGGACTTATGAATAGTCTTAACTTAAACGTAAAAGTATTAACCACCACGCAAGAAGATCAACAAGAGTACTACCGCTTGACTGGAGAGAAGCCCCATCTTCTAGAAAGTCTAGAGAATGTTTTTGATTTAGGAGTATTTTAACATGAATGAATTTGACAAAACCGTAATCAGAATGTACAATGAAGATTGTAGTACATATGAAATCGCCAAAAAATTGGATACTTACCCAAACAAGATAAGAAGAACCTTGAAGAAACACAAGATTCCCTTGAAGGATAAAAGTCAAGCTCAGAAAATTGCTTTGCAGAAAGGTCGCAGTGCGCACCCGACCGAGGGCAAAAAGCGAACCATTGAAGAGCGCGTGAAGATTAGCCAGAGCCTAGAAAATTATTGGCAGGATATGAGCGACCGAGAAAGAAAACGTAGATCAAAACAGGCTAAAGACAATTGGAGAAATATGCCAGATTCGGTCAAGGAATCCATGAGGTCTAAGGGAATTGCTGCGATCCGCGCGGCTGCATCCGAAGGATCTAAGCTAGAAAAGTTTTTTGAAAAACGTTTAATAGAAGCCGGATATAGAGTACAACTACACAAATTGCTAATTCCGTCAGAAAATCTGGAAATTGACTTGTATATTCCGGGTTTGCAGACTATAATAGAAGTAGATGGACCTTCTCACTTTTTACCCATTTGGGGTCAAGAAAAGCTAGACAAGCAGATTAATGCTGACTTGAGAAAAACAGGGACTCTTTTGACAAAGGGGTATGTAGTGATTAGGGTAAAGTCTCTGGGCCAAGAGTCTCTTGCAAAGAAAGAGCAGATGATTGATAGTTTGATTGATCATCTAAAAAGAATTGATAATAAGAAACCTAACCGTAAAGATCGTTTTATTGAGGTAGAATAATGGAAGAATTGTTTGAAGGACTGGGAACAGTCCAAGATGTTGATACTAGTGTAACTGATGTAGTTCAGTCCGATGGGCCAGATCCTACGTCTCCCGAGTGGAATGACTACGTTCTGAGTCTATTTGAGAAGAATGAAATGTACGACGGGCGACCTTTGTGCCACGGTTTGAGACGTGTGGCAGAGCTGTTGTTGGGTCGTATCGTTTCCAGTCGTCCCACGCAAATCTTTGCTCCGCAAAGCGGTAACGAGATTGGCCGCGCCACTGTGGTTTGGGAGCTAATTTTCGATGACGGGTCTTTGTTCTCTGATGTAGCAGACTGCTGGGAGGGTAACACAGACGACGCATTCTGCGTGTTTAACACCGCTACAGCAGCTACTCGTGCAGAAGGACGGGCTTTGAGAAAGGCTCTTAGACTGCGAACAGTAGCCGCTGAAGAGATGACTAGCAAGGATACGGCCACTGTAGCTAGAAGTCTTAGCCAAACAAAAGCAGTCGTGCAGGAGGAATTTGATGACAATCGAAAGATGACTCCTAATCAAGCAAACCTGTTAAACAAGATGGGAAGTCAGTATAATATTGATTTGACCAAAATGTTTAAACTGAAGTTAAGTGCAAATCCAGCAAGACTCACAGTTAATACCGCTAGTGATGGTATTAAGCTACTACATAAATATCAGGCTGATACAAGTACAATCCCTGATGAAATCCTTGGTTTTAATGAAGAATGGAGAGGTTAATTAATGTCTACTTACCATAGTAAAAACGGTCGCTTTAGTATTGAACTAGAAGATGCAGATCAACGCACTATGTTCCAACAGGTTGCGCGGTTCCAAGAAGTCTTCGAGGAAGATACTTGCGGCAAATGCAAAGGTGATAATCTTAGATATGTAGTCCGTAATGTAGATGATAATCAATATTATGAACTTAAATGTCAAGACTGCCTTGCTAAGTTAGCTTTTGGCTCTATGAAGAAAGGCGGGGGTCTGTTCCCGAAACGAAAAGACGGCGACGATTGGTTGCCAGATCGTGGATGGGTGCGATGGAACGCTAAGACGGGCCAGAACGAGTAAAGGCATAAAAAAAGGGGGCGAAAGCCCCCTTGCTTTTTTGATATCTATTACTTGCAGCAGCAACATCCAAAGCAACGCTTGAGAGCCTTGCGAACTGGACGACATTCATCAATTTTGCGAATGGCACTGCGAACAGGTTGTTTTTCTTGCACTTTGCGTACCACATTCACGGGTACACAAACAATCCTTTTTACTGCATTTCTGACTGGTTGGCAGCATTGCGCAGAAGCTGCATTAGCAACTGCAAAAGTCATAACCAAGGCCAGAACGATAGTAACGATTCCTTTCATGATATCTCCTTATAGATATTCTAGAGTAAAGTAAAGACCGTAATCAGTCTTAGATCCAATTGAGTCAGGTGACGCGCTAAGAGCAACGTACCAGTCATGTCTTTTAGCTTGATGGTTTGCTCCATCTTGGAACTCCCAATTTCTGTAACCTCCGTCAAACTCGGGAGGATTAGCAGCATTTGAGTCAGTATTCATACCAGAAGCTCCGGGAGAGCTTGTTAATACCATATCATCTGGCGCTCCTCCGTCGTCCATGTATTCTACCCAAGCGTGTTCATCAGTCACACCTCTGAGATGAAGTCTGTTATCTACACCCTGTACGGGGTTAGGATGACGAACTTCGTAGACTTTGGTGGTAACTCCCTGAGCATGAGTATCAATATCATTTCTGTCAAAAATTCTAAGGCGACAATTTTGAACTCTAACGTAATCGTCATTAGTAAAACGAATATTTAGTGTACTTTGATAGTTTGGACATCCAGAATTACCAATAGTAGCAGATTCATTGATAATCATGCCGCTATTAGAAGCTGCCGCCGTCGTATCATATCTATTATTGTATGCCTGAATATCCTCATCTGTACCCGTAGCATCTGTTACGTAGGTAGCTATTTGATAAGAGTTGACAGGGACAGAAACGCCAAAACTACCGCCAAAAAAGCCTAGTCCTGAGCCAGCCCCATGCCCAATTAATGTGGGTGGATTGTTATATTGTCCAATCCCAACAGATTCATTATTTGTAAAAAATTCAATTCTAGCCATTTTAAGATCTCCTATAGAAAGATTCTGGTATATTATACACCAAAAAGTTAATTATTCTCCAGTTATTTGTAGTTCGATGTACTGCTCATCCGCTGCCTCCGGCTGGCCAAAGCCAGCATAGTAGCGATTATCACCGCCACCGTCGCTTGACATATGCGTCATATTAATATCATTATGAAAGAAGAAAAATAGGTCATATTTGGCGTAAGGAGAAGCCTCTTCTGCATCAATAAGAAGTGTAGTCTCCGTAACATCTGATACAAAACCGTATTGTTGCGCACTTTCTGATGGCAATCCGGGGATTGCTGATATTAGTTTTTCCCGTTGTAGGTATCTAGGTTTTTGGTCTATTTTTGCTCCGCTGGCAACTTTTACATTGACATAGAAAGCTCTGAAAAATGCACCACCGCTACTTGATTCTAAAGTAAAGATACCAATACCTTCTCCTTCTACTCCTTCTAACTTGTCCTCCCGCCTTGTCGCTGAACTAGCCTCAGCTTCTCCGTATTCAAGAATTTTAAAGCCAGTGATTTCTCTATTCTCACCCCCTACGCTGGTTACTTCGTAGCGTATGCCATATTGATCGTTGCCTATAATATCTCCCACCACATATCCTTGGCCTTGATCAATTACAACTAGCTTGTCTGTAGCCACGTAAGCGTACTGGACATCTGGTCCGCCCTCTTCTTCTGGCAAACCGTCGCCTATGAATTGATCTCTTGTTATAACGTCAGGACCGGGGACTGCAATTATCTCGTCTTCAGTAGTATTACTAGCATTCAATGGCATACTATAATAAAAATATTGATATCTATATGGTAGTAATTTACCTACTCGTGTGACATTTAAATGTGATCTGTTTGTAGGTAGTGGTTTCACGCCTTCACCAACAATATGATCAGAAAACGTTGAAGTTAAATTTTGTAGCGGCACAGGAATATATACTGTTTGCCCTGTAGACTCTAGTGTCTCTTCAGTAGCTACTGCTTTGGAAGGCTCTCGCACTCCGACCTCTGGGATGTCTGGACCGCCAGTAATATCTTTATCAAATCTTAAAACTTCTGGCGTGTTATCAACAGTGTATACAGCTTCATCGGTAAATGGCCAAGCCTCTCCAGCAGTGGCTTCTTCTAAATAATCAGCTTCGTGTTCTGCTGCGGTTTGCCCGATAGCGTGATAGCCCTGATAATCTGGACGAGGATTAAAGTGATGTACGCAAAAGTTAGGACCGTCAAAAACAGTTTGTTCTCTTGGATGCCAATGGAACATTGTTACGCATAAATTTGTAGTTTGCACACCGTTAAATCGGTCAGCTCCAACATCCCAAGTTTTTTGCCATGTGCCATTTAGTCTTCGTTTTGCCGCCATGCCAATCTGAGTGTTTACTTTGTAGTTAACTTTTGTATTCAGTGTGCATGTACATTGGGCAGCAATAACACCGTAGCCGTTTGCTCCGATTCTGGAAGTTCCTGCGTCTCTCCATGAATTCATATCATTGTTTTTATAATTATACGTATCCCGCCACCAAAACCCGTAATCAATACCCGGAAGATCTTCTGATCCCTGCCAGAAATTAAATGTATGAATCTGGTTGCCTACAGCTTGCCATTTTTCTAAACCTTGAAGGTCCGTCCCATCAACGGTTCCTCGCATATCTGAGAACAAATACCTTAGCCCGATTTCCTGCGATTCCTGACCAGTGAAAGGGTTTTCGCTTCCTTGGTTTATTGGCCTTGGCGGATTTTCATTCCAAGCCACATTCCAGCTATGAACCCAATCGTTACCCCAAATTGGTGGTGTTGTGTTTAAGCCAGCAGCTAGAGTATCTTGATGAAATGACGAGCTAGTGTTTGATCCAGCGCTAGATATAGGGTTTAAAAAAGTATTTCTATCTAATATATGATATTGATTGTGAATGTTAGTTTGGCTTTTCATTTGTCTGCCCGCCGCAGCAGCATGAGAGCCGCGCATAGTGTTTGGCCAAAGCACTGCTCCCCACGGTGCTTTCTCAACTTCCCAAGCTTTTGGCGCACCTTCGCCGTCATCGTTGGGTGTACTAGGATCGCCAAAAAGACCTCTTTCTGGAACCAAAGCCCCCTTACCATCAAAAATATTCCTTTCAGGTACGGGTGTTTGCCCAGCAAAATATTCAAATATATTAACTGATTTATTGAACAGTCTCGGTGCTTGGGCAGTCTCACCAAGCCCTTTTTCTGGCTCGTTCCAGTATGACCGTGGGTTTATTATAAAGTCCTGATTAACATAAGGATGGTACGAAGCAAACAGTTCTTTTTTCATTGGCCTAAATTGAATTCTGCTGGGGTCTCTGGGTTTAAAACCAAAAGCAGAATCTGTACGATCATTTTCATTTGCCAGCCAAGTGCAAGACTCAAATAGCGTTCTGATGCCTAGTTTAATTCCGTCTGCATCCGAATCAGGCACATCTTTCTTTCTGTAAAAAGGAGCCATGCGATAAACGCTGTATAATGGACTACCATTTTTAGAACTAATATGAGCTAAAGTGCCTACATCTGCTGGTAAGTGTTGCAAAGATTTATTAGTTCCCTCAGTATATGTTTCAAACATACTATGAGAAGCCCTGTTGCTAATCCTTTCCCATGCATCCCTTTCTGGCATGGGATCGTCTATGCCGTTTGTAGAGAAATACGGCAACATTGGGTCGGTTCTATCAAAAGGCTGAAACGGAGTAGCTTCTGGGTCTCTCTGGTCTATAAAAGGACGGAATGTTTTATTTTCTACTGTTGTGTCAAAAAAGGAAACGAGGCCAGTAGCTAGTGGTGTATTTATTTCTCCGCTAACCCAAGCAAGGATGTTGTAGTCTCGATCTTCATCGAATTTCCCCGGTACTGTGTAGCCATCTGGAAAAACAGCTCCGAAGAAATGATTACTATGACAAGCGTTGCGTCCTTCGTCGCCTATATTGCCACCTCTAGGAACTATTTGACCAACAGGGTCTGTAAATGCCAATGTTTGATTAATGCTCATCTTATTCGCGGGTACACTAAGAGAAT